CATGCCCACAGTATGTGCCTGATCCACCATCTCATCCGAGTGCTCCGAGAGAAGGGCTGAACCTTCTCGTTACTCGCCTGTGCCCACTACTGCCCGGATGAACACGAGTCGGCTAAGCGGAAACACCGTAGTCTCTTTGCCGTTCTCGTTGTTGATCCAGACTCGGGCGGTGAACTCGTCAATGTCGTAACCAACCTGACCTCCGCCCCGCTCGTTAGAAACATAGTTCACTTGCTCGTTGCCCTTGCCGTCGGTGTAGCAGTACGTAATCGTGGTGTGCATGGTGGATCTCCTTTCGTTCTCTCGTTCAGTCGTTCAGTCGTTCAGCCCTTCTCTCGAAACACCTGCTCATCCAAATGCTGCCGCTAGTCGCTCTTGCTGTGCCACCCACTTCGCTGTGTCTGGGTCGGCTTTATCATTATCTCCCCTTCTGCTCTCGGGCGCTAGTCTCGTCAGTCCGTACCTGAATGCGTCATAGGCGTGATCCTCTGCGTCAGTGTCCACGTCCTCGAGTTTGCCCGCCTTCTTGGAGTAGGGCAGCGCCGGCAGCGTGCGGATCAGGTTGACACAGGTCTTGAAGAACACGACGCCTGGCCCGCCATCCTTGAGCTTGCCGAGCACGTCATGTACCTTGCGCTTGCCATTGATCCGCTGTTTGTTGCCAGGCTCCATAAGGATAGGTGGCTTCTGACTCATAAAGACATCGTACCCACTGGTGTAGCCTGCTTGCTGAGTCTTGTATGCCACCCATAGAGACCCATCTGCGTAGCTCATTTGGTAGGTCTCGCCCCTGCTCCACTCAGCTATGACCTTGGCCATGGCCTCGTCGCTGCGTCCTGGCCCGTATGCCTCTCGATAGACATAGATCCTGCCCATCTCGGGGTTCATTGCAAACCATAGCGTGCATGCCGGCGCCGTGTAGCCGGGGTCGATGCCTCTCCACTTCGGCCAGTCCTCGGGGATGTTGAACGGATCGCAGGTGTGAATGAGTGGGTTCCATTCGGTGAAGACCTGGCCCTCAAACACAGTCCAGTCTCCGTACAGCCACGCCCTCTTGAGCTGCTCGGATAGTGTAGCCAGGTCATCCCAGTAGGTCTGCTCGAGGTAGGGGTTGTCTGTCGGTAGAGCCTGCACGAAGTCGAACGTTTGAAAGATGGGCTCGAGCTCGGGGTGCCTGGTCAGCTTCTTATCTATCCACAGGTCCTTCACCCACAGATGGCCCTTGCCTCCAGGGTTGGTGGCTGCCAGGAAGATAGTCTGTCCTATGCCAGCCCATCGCAAGGATCCACGCAGTATCTCGAACTCGCTGTAATCCCAGAAGGTGAGCTCATCGATCGCTATAGCTGCGAACTCTGCAGACTTGTACTTGCTGATGTCCTCACCCATGTTTCGCAGTAGCAGGTGTCCGCCGCCCCACTCGGGTCGCAGGTGGAAGCCGAGCCCGTCTGCCTGGGTGCGCTTCAATTCTCCCAGCCACTTGGGGAACTCGTCTTGCATTGGGCCGATCTGTCTGTCGGTCAGCGTTGGGTAGTCTTCTGCGAACAGCACCACCTTCACGCCCTTGAGCTTATTGATCTTGCCCCAGTAGATCAGCAGCCCGAGCAGTGCCCATCGTAGGAAGCGTGACTTGCCGCCTCCCCTGGCGCCGCCGTATAGCAGGAAGCGCTTACCCTTCCCCTCGCTGCCGGGATAGATCTTCCACCATGCTATGAGCTGCTTCGGAGTGAACTTCGCTAGCTTGAGAAAGTCAAGAGCTTTCACCGTCGTCTACCTCGTCCTCTGTGTGAAAGACAACAGTGAAGTCTTCGAGTCCTTCGAGCTCGTGTGTGTGGTGTACTTCTTCCTTGCCCCATCCGTACATGCGCCCGACCTCTCGAGCAGCACTGACCCTGGCGTTGGGGTTGAAGTTGTGGGCTTCAAGTGGGATCTCGATAATCTCCTGCAGCCTGAATGCCACGTTCTCTCTGTTGAGTGCCGGCAGTAGGATCTTGCGCAGCTCGTCGATATAACGCCGGACATGGGGCTGGCGGAGGTTGTAGGATGCCCGGCCCCGTGCGCCCGATAGCTGATAGCCGGCCTCAACTGCAGCCTGCTCGTGGCTGAACTCGGGGTGACTGACGATGATCTCGCATAGTCTTTGCTGTTTTCTCGTTAGCTGCTTGGCCATTGCTTACACCCTTCCGGATGGTGTCTCGGCTAATGTTTCAAGCTACACAATTACTTCGGGCTAATTACAATGCTGCTCCCTGCAACCCCCTGGCTGCCCAACGTGATCCGCATGTCCAAGGCGCAGTCGTACTTTTCAAGCAGCTCCTGTATGCCCACCTGCACCGCTTTGACTCTCTCGTCACGCTGCTTTGCTAGCAACCTTACCGCCTTCTCTGTGGTCATCGGATCTGTCAACTTGCTTCTCTTGTGTTTGCTCATATGGCCCCCAGTTGTCTCATTTCAATAGTGTACCGCTTAGCCTGTCCTTTAGTGCGATGATCGCGTGCTGCCGGCCCCTAGTCAAAGTCTACATTAGGTCCGTGTGTCAGCCAGAACGGAAATGTTTTGAACTGCTTACTAACCGTATCCGTCGTTTTCACATAGTAAGTAATATGAAGCTCAAATCCCGATGTAGGTAGGTTGGTTTCGAAGGTAGCCTTTAGAACATTACTGACATAATATTCAACCTTATTGGGTGTGTTCTTTATATATAGGTCATATGTACCAAACGCCACAATGTCTACTCCGGTATCTTCTAAGTTTCCATCTGATCCATTTCCACAGCTAGCAAATAAATCGCCATTCAATATCTTCCAACCTATATGCTCCTCGGTTGCAGTCGGTGCAGTTTGATTATCGAACATGCCAATCCATATCAGTGAATTAGTAACAACAGTGTCAATATTTATTCTAGTCAACAACTGTGTGATAAATGCTGTCGTGCCAGTAAGTACCCAAAAGTGATCGGTTGAATGAATAATTCCTTCCGAGTTTAGTGTTGTTCCTGTTTTGATCGTTCCGAACATAAACCCGGCCGTAAATGCACCTGTACCTGAGTGCGCCTCTGTAAAACCAACTAAATCACGCCAATCTTTGAAATAGGTCGGATAGTTAGTTATAAATTGTTTACGGCTGATCTTATTTACCCAGGTCGGATCTCCGCCGGAGATTGCTAAAAGCTCGTCGGCCGCACCCGCCGCCAATCGGGTTACGTTTCCTCCAGTCCTGACAAGCAGATCCCCATCGGAGGTCAATAGGGTCGCTTTCAAAAGCGAAGCGAGCGTTTCATAAGCAAGATCCGATCCGTCGCTGGCCAGGACATCATTATCTGCGCCTAAAATAAGTTCATCCCATTTCGGGGTTGCGTTTCCGACGACAAGCGAACCCTGAGTAACAGCATCGGCCACGCTGTCGCCATGTACGTCGCCGTCGAGAATGTTGTGATCTATTCCGGTTATCGTTACTTTCAGCGGTACTCCGTCCGTCCCGATCCGCATGAATACACCACCCGCCACGCTCGAGAGAGCGTCACGCATGTCATCTATCAGCTCCATCTGTGTCAGTATGCTAGCCTGGGTTGTCTCGATTGGCGCTGGCGAGGCATCTGCACCGCCCTCGCTGAACGAGTCTTTGATCGTGGCGTAGACCGTTACTGCTTCGGCCCCTCTGAATGATACCCTCTTGCCGCTCCCCAGCTCTAAGTTTAGTAGCTGGATCGTACCTAGCCCTCCGCTTTGACGCTCCTCGTAGGTTAGATCATTGATGTCGTCAATACGAAAACCTACTGCATTCGTGGCGTCCTCCTCGACGATGATTAGTTTCTCTTCTGCCACTAGCTTGCGTCCATCTCTATTGGTGTGCCGTCAGTCCCTACCCGGATGAACACGCCACCCGCCACCGCTGATAGAGCCTTCTGCAGTTCAGCTATCAACTGCGTCGCTACATCTATGCTCGCTTGTGTGGTCTCGATTGGCGCTGGCGAGGCATCTGCACCGCCCTCGCTGAACGAGTCTTTGATCGTGGCGTACACCGTCGTAGCCTCGGCGCCACTGAACGTCACCGTGCGATCGGCCAGCGTTAGCACGAGAAGCTGCGTCGTACCTCCGCCGCTCTGACGCAGCTCATAGTCGAACTCCTTTATGTCATCAATGCGGAAGCCAACAGCGTTGTTTGCATCCTCTTCCGTGATGATTAGTTTTTCTTCCGCCATAGAAAAAGAGCCCTCGTCTGAGGGCTCCATGGTAGCACGTATCTCGACTCGTCGCTACTTACTGCGCTTGGCTGACGAGTCTTTTTGAGTCTTCATACGACCTCGAACCCCAGCCGTCCGAGATCCTCGACCGTGGCGTGAGTAGGTGGTCATGGCAGCCCGAGGTAGTCAGCCAGGACTTCCATGCGTATGCGCTTGTGCTCGATAGTGTGCGCCCTGGTCACGGGTGTTCTCGCTTCAATGCCCCGATCTATACACAGGTAAAAGGCCCGACTACTTAGATCGTGGTAGGTTTTGTCGTTCAATCTCAGGTACTGAGTCTCGAACCACCAAGCAGGGATCCATCTTGCTACCGCCTGCAGGTTCTTTCTCGTGATCTTCACTGACTTTGGGAACTGCTTGGCGAAGCGGTCGATGTAGTGGTCGCACGCACCCATCTCGTCCAGTCGGTTTGTCGATATGTGGTGCTCCAGTGCCTTGAGTTTTCTCATGCCGTTGCCTCCTTTATGCGGGAGTACCGATAATAAGATGTCCTTCCGTCGCTGAATGTTATCCGGCAATCTTCTCGACGTCTACGGTGTGCTGCTCGGTGCCCTGCAATACCCAAGTGATGGATGTCTCGATCGCAGGTGTGGCAGTAGCAATCCTTATATCGGACGCCACTCATGTGATTACGATTACCCTCCTGACTGGTGGGCGCCGATCGTTTATGCGAAGCCCGAACTCCTTGCGCAGCTTGCCCTTCTTGGCTGCTGCATTCCACCTGTCCCAGAATTCCTGGGCCCCTTGTGCCTGTTTTGTGCCCCTTCCCGTGAGATTTAGGTGCGTTGACCTCAGCGGCTTACGCCCCGCCATCAGGTTCTTGATCTCAGCATCGAGCTTGGGATCTGCCTGGCGCTGGCGCCACAGCGTGCTCTTGCTGTACCCCGCTGCCTCGCACCCCTTGTTCAGCGATAGTCCCTTGCGGAGCTGGAACTTGACCCCCTCGCTCGTGCCCTTCTTAGCGGCCACGCTGCTGCTCCTTGACGCCATCGCTGATTAGCTTACGGGCCATGCTTGATACCGACCTGCAATCCCTCTGCGCTGCTGCCCTCAAGGCAACCACTTCTTTCTTGGTCAGATAGAACGCTACTCTCTCAGTCAGTACTTTCTTAGCTGCCATCGAATAGGGCTACCGTTAGGCTCGCCAGTGCGATGATGACATACGTGTGCACCACAGCGAGGATGGTTGGCACCAGGGGCAGAAACAACAGACTGATAGGGAATAGAACCACTGCCAGTATCAAGATCGGTGCCTGCCACAGCACCGATAGCAGCCACAGCACGGCGACTATCGTTGTTAGTCCACACATAAACCCGACCATCATGCGTAATGCTTTCATTCGCTTCTCCTTTGCTGATCGTCTCTGATTGCTGCCAGGTGTTGCTTGCTTGGCCCCTGCTGCTCTCGTATGCCTGCCCGGTGCTCGAGCCAGGCCACTAGCACTGCTGCTGCCTGGGTGAGCTCGTGGTCTACATCGGCTTCCCTGTGCGCCACATCATTGCCCGTCTCGGTCGAGAACACGACGTTTAGGTTGGCCTCGCTCGCCTCGCCCAGCTCCTCAATAAGGATTTGTAGCCACCTTCCAAATGTGTGGTTTTGCCTGGGTACTGGCCCCCACTTCTCGTCTTGACGCTCACGCTCCATGAATATATCGCTGAAAATCTCTTGCCTTGCGGGGCTGAATGTTGTCCCCTCCACAGCCGTAATCAATGGCAGCGACGGTCCCGAGTCGTCCGTCAGATCCGGTGATGGTCCTGACTCGTCGCCCGCTATGATGACAGGCTCCACCAGTGAAGCCGAGTTTTCGACACCCGAGCTCTCCGACACCCACTCCCCGTCTTCGTTCCGTCTCTCGTAAGATTTCTTAGTCTCCATCGCTTGTCACTCCTTGGGTCCATTCTTGTGCATGGTGCTCGGGTTCTCCAGTGTGTGGGTCTATGTTCCTGCTTCCGCCGCACCCAGCCTTGTATTCCGAACACCCCCAGAAGGCCTGCCAGTCAGCGTCGGGCTTGGGTATGCGGAGGTACATCTGCCCGCCGCACTCCCGGCAGTAGGGACGGGGCTGTGTCTGGATCTTGATACCAAACTCAGTCAGTAGGGACATCGGCCAGTCTCTCAAATATAGACAGAACTCGTACAACCCTCATGAAGCCCGTCACCACCCCGATCAGCCCCCATATCGCCCAGTCCTTACGTCGATAGGATGGATACCTAACATCTAGCCACGCCAGGTTGCCACCCACCGCCAACACTCTCCTCGCTTCCGCCATCGTCCGCTTTCTGTTTAGCATCGACACCCCATACTTGGCTGCATCCTCTTTTGAATATGGTGGGTCTATAAATACGAGATCGAACTGCCCCTCCGAGAACGGTAGCATCTCAACGTTGGCCTGCACAGATGGGGTGAACTCCCTCGATATGTCCATCCGTACCTCTGGTGTCTGAACGGTCCCCGAGCACAGATGCAGCAGCTTGCTGTCGTCTACGTCGGGGAACAGAGAGCGGAAGCGCTTCCAGAGGTTGCCGGGGAACTGCCCGTGCAGCTTCGCCTTCTGCCAGGCTGTACTGCAGTACCATATTCCGTGCAACCAGCCGCTCTCTGCGACAGTAAAGGGCTGTTGCTCTGCCCTATCCTCAATCGATAGCGTCATGATGGGCTGCATCCGTGTACTCGCTGTCGTCTACTCTCCATCAGCTCTCCTGGTATGGGGGCCTGGTTGGGTCGTCGTACTCGCTCGTGTCCACGCCTTCTTGGGGAATGGTGTAGCTCAAGCCTACCTTCTTGCCTTTGATGTTGAGCTCGAACAGGTAGGTAGCGTCGGTGATCTTGCTGAACCTGACGAAGCCTATCTTCTGCTTGCCTCCTGCAAAGAAGTCAATGGTGATGTTCTTGGCAAAGATGTCCTTGGTTACGTCGACCTCCATGCCCGATATGTGGGTCTTGATTTGATCCATCAGCCTACCCCCAAGTAGACTTTCCTCGAGCTGTCGGCGTGCTCACTGGGCTCACAGGCCCGGTGTCTGTCACCCAGGACCACACCCTTGCGTGCTGCCTTGGGGGTGGGTTCGTCACGCTGACAGAGGCCAGAGGTCAACGGCTCGTCACACACGTAGCACACTTTCCTGGCTCGAGCCTCGTCTGGATCCAGACCTGCTGCTAGCAGTGATGCTCTAGTTGGCACTGTCTTACTCCTCTGCGAGGGCTCGAAAAAACTCAAGCTCGTTCATGTCGCCCGTTGCGTAGTAAGGGCCTTCGACCCAACGCATCCAAGTAATACTGTCCATGCTTGTTAGGACACGCTTCATCCACTCCGCCCGCTGTTCGAGGGTGGCTACTTCGTCGGCCAATTCATGTGTAGCATCGGAACTAAGAGCGATAAACATTTCAGGGTCAGTGTCTAGCGCCGACCTATGCATGCGCTCACTTGCGCTCAGTTTGTCAGTCATGCTTCGGCTCCTTTGGATCGTACGCCAGTGGACCGGCCAGCTTGCCACCGCCCGTGTGAATGATGACGTTAGGCTTGTAGCCGTGCTTCTCCTCGAACCACGCTGAGATCTCGTCGTCGGTGTAGCCATTGAAGTAGAGCGCATACCAGATGCCACCCTGCTTGGCGTTCACGGGCTCCGGTGCGTCAGGCATAGTCGCCTCCTGGCTGCTGACAGATTGTGCAAACAAACTTGGGTAGCCCATGGGTGCAGTCGCCCGACTGGAGGGGAAGCACGTGGATGTCGTTGTCCAGCCTCCTCTTGGTGCTGTAGTGTTGCAACCTATCGTCGATCCTTTGCTGCATCTCCTCGGTTGCTTCTGGATCGGGGGTGATGATCTGCCCGAGGCGATCTTCGACCTGAATCACAATGCAGTCCTCGAATGGGCCATCCCCGAAGTCGAGAACTGCAGTAAGCAGGAGTGTTAGGTTAGGTGTGCGTTCGATGTAAGATGTCATCTGATTGTTTCAGATGCAACAATCATACTGTCGCTTTGGTCCGAGTCAAGATAGCTCTTGTGTTCTAGCGGTTGGCCATCGTCGTCGACCGGGATCAGGTTGCCACCCGGCAGGTTGAACCCCCAGGTGTACCACGCTACATACTGCCATGGCCGCTTCTTACCAACGAAGTCAACCCGCCTGGGAGGCAGGATGATCTGGCACTCAGATAGGTAGACATTGAGATTGCTGCGCCTGCAGCCCAGTGCAGTGATTGGTAGTAGTAGAGCCCACGGCTTGCCGAAGCTCATGGTTCTCGTCACCCATGGCTCCTTGAGGGAGAAGGGAGGATTGGTCACTATCACATCGAAGCTGTCTCGGTCGGGGGCACCTTGGAAGTAGTCAATACCGGAGAAGGCTATCACTGAGAAGCCACGCTGCTCGAGATGATTGGCCAGCAGACTCGGTCGATCTCTCGGGGGCGCACTCTCCCAAATTACGGGCTCTCGCATGAAGGAGCCATCGAACTTGGCCAGCTTGCGCAGCGACGGGATCAGGTAGTCTACTGCGGAGAAGGGGGTGTCAATCTCATCGAACGGTCCCCTTTTTACGTAGTCAGTAAGTGTCTTGGGTACGGTCACTATGCTCTGCCCGGTGTGTAGTTAGGTATGGTGCTGGGAGGTGGGGTGCCTTTCTTTCTCCTGCCCCTGCGGTTCCTAGCCTGGCCAAGACCAGGCCCTTGCCTCTCCCGAAACTCTCCCTCGGAGGGGTAGGGCTTCTGAAAGAGATAGCTAAGGATGTCAGGCTGAATGTCACCAACAAACGAGGCTATACCACCGGCTGCGTCGAGGGCTTGATCGATGCCCTGCTGAAACTTGAGATCTCCGAGCTCGCCCAGTAGTACCTGCCTGGCTGTCTGTCCGCCCGTCAGCGCCGACACAAGCTGCTTGTGACGTTCCGGATCCCCCAACCCGAGCACGGGATTGAAGTAGTCCCTGATGGGCTCGGTCCCTATGTTCCACTGACGTATGCCTGAACCCATGGCCGGGATAAGCTGCTCAAGGAAGTTGTCAAAGATGCCTGCCATGTCTACTCTCTCACGATGAAGTTATCAAACCTAGTCTGTACTACCTCGTCTACGTCTCTGTCCCTGATCCCTATTGTCGTCGCTGCGCTGTGCGATGAGCTCGTGCCCGATCCTTGCAGTACATCGTTGTGATATACGGAGAACGTGTTAGCTTCAAGTCGTACCCTCACCACGCTGCCGACTACCAGGCGCAGGCCGGCTCCATTCGCAAATAGCCCGTCCCCCCCACCTGTGTCTTGTAGATCCCAATCCCCACCCTCGAACAAAAGTAGCCTAATCAGGTTGCTCGAATCGACATAGCGAAGGAGTAGCTGTATGTTGTGGTCAATCAGGGATATCTGAGTGATCTCAAACTCAACCTCAAAGTCTGTCGTCCGGTCAATGTCTACGGTCGCAGCGTAGTCTGCCACCACTTGGTCTTGCAATTCAAGTGTGTCACCCTGGATCTCCCAAGTGCCCGCCTGCTCAACCCATCCGTTGCCGGCCAGGTCTAGGTCGGGTGTGTGTGCGTCTAGCCCCACCCCGTCGGAGTCGTTGAATAGGTCCACGAATAGCAAGGTGCCATAAGCGATTGCTGGCCGTGCCCCCGAGAACAGGAGCAAACGCCGCTGAGCTTCTCGGCGCTTAGCTTTGATCATCATGCTTAGTCTGCCAGGACAACGACTGTTAGGGTAGAGGGTGTGCCGCCACCCTGCGCCCCATCGGACACAAAGCGTAGCGTCTCAGCGAAGGCCCAGTCAGCAGGATCCAAACGAGAGAACTCACTGGCTCCGATGATGATTGAAACATCGACGCCGGCTGCTGTCTGTACGTCAAACCAGGTAGATCCCCCGTCGTTGGAGACCTCGGCTGCTAGGGCTGCACCTGCGAAATCGGAGTCGGTATAGATCCCGACGACCATCGCTCCCTTGACATTGATGCCGCCTGAATTGGCACTGCCACCTGCGATGACTGCTTCTAGTTCTACTTGTCTCATGTCTACCTCCCTTTGGAGTGGGCTCGGGCCCTGACAAAGGGGCGTCCGAGCCCACGGTCTCACACTACTTGGTGCGCTTACCTCGTGTTCTTAGAGATCCGCCCCAGCTTTTGGGGGGACGCTCTCTGATCCAACATGGTTCAATGTCTCTGGATCGTAGCGGTCGACTGCCGTGCCGTCTTCATTCAAGGCAGCTATGTCCACTGCGTCATCGGGCAATGACGCTGCAACCACTGCTCCGGGCAATGGCCCCTCGTACGCTGGAGCCACGGCCGCCTTCTCGTTAGCCTCTACCCATCCTTCTGATGGCTGCGGTACTGCCTCTTTGTCTGCATCGTCAAGTGCAGCGATGGCCGGGAACTGGATCTCCCACTTGTACTTGCCGAGCACCAGTGCTCGAACATTAGGGATGATCGATCCCAATACCAGGTAAGCAAACATGGGGCCCACACCTATCAGGGTGCCCAGGTCAGCGATTGGATCTGCGAGGTATGCCGGTAGTACATCTGCGCTGATAAACTGCGCTGCAGCGGCAATGACAATAGCCGCTATACCGAAGGGAAATACGTTGGTGCGGTAGAAGATAATGGTCTTCTCCCACTGGAACACACCCTTACGCAGTGCGATTGCTACTCCCAGCCCCAGATCTAGGACGATGAGCCCCATACCCGTCGAGATGACTGGACCTAGCACGTTCGGAAGTGATTGCAGAAACCCTACTATTGTGTCCATGTACCGCTCTCCTTTTGTTGTCTGCCCATTATCGCACAAGTACGACGTGGGCGCTACTTCCGGCGCCTGGGCTTGGGCCGATGTTTTGGATTGGGCCAGTGCTGCGCTCGGTATCTCTCGGCTCGGTCCTTCTGTATCGTTGTAAGTGCCCCGAACGGGTATAGTTGGGCTGTTATGTCAACCACGAAAATCTTGCCACTCAGTACGTGCTCGATAATAGTCCCTTTCGGGTATACCCCGTCGTCGAGCTCGGCCTTGAAGCGCAGGGAGTCTACTAGGGCTCCCCGCACGTACGCATCGCTCGTGTCGACAATTACGTAGCGACCGCTAGGCAGTGTCGCCACTGTCGATGCCTATTTGATCGAGCAGAGCCTGGTAGCGTGCCGCCTCTGTGCCCATGCGACTGACGTTCTCTTTGCCGCACACGTCACAGGTGCCCAGCAATAGGGCCGACTGCATGATGTTGAACTCATCAGCCATCCCGGCCTCATCAGCGCAGAGGAAACAGACATACGCATAACCCTTGGGGGTCTTGCTCTCTACTGGCGCCGGATCCGTTCGTCTCTTTACCACGTTACCTCCCTTGTCGAACTCTGGCCAGCCGCCACTGGGACTCCCGAATGACCGCCTCTTGCCGGCCTTCTCCCTCCAGCTCCGGGTGTCTTCCTTGACTGGCCCGCCCTTGAGCCCGAGGTCCTGATCCTCGTAGCCCTTCTTGATAATGAAGTTTGGCGGATCGAACTTGGTCATGCTCGAACTCCCTCAAGTGCATTGCTAAGCCAGATACCCTGCGACTGGCGGCCCTTATGCTATTTTCATGGCTCAGGTGTGTGGTCTCCATCGTTGTTCGCCTGGGTTGGGTCTCGCCCTGGATCGCAGCCCTCGGACCCATTGCCTCCGCCATGGTTACACTTCGGTTTCGCCGTAGGGTCAGGCTCGTTCGTAGCGGCAGGGTCAGGGTTGGGTGTTGAGCTTGGAACAGGCGATGAAGTTGCCACCGAGGTAGCGGTAGGTTCAGGTTCGGGTAACGCAGTTGAAGTCGGAGTCGCTTGTGGAGTGGGCTGATCGGGTGTATCTGTACTCGCGACCCCCGGTGTTGCGGTATCCACCTGGCAAGCGGCAGGAGTAGGTGTGACTGTAGGATATCGTACATCAGCCGCAGGTTCGCCAGCGTTTTCGCACCGTAGGATGCAGCATCCACCAGATACCCCGACCGGACCCAGTAGAACGGTGTTTGTGTTCTCCATTCCATCTGCCAACCTCCATATCCCGGCCATCATCACGGCCAGTACGACGATCTCGATTGCCGCCAGCAGTACGACGACACCAATATACCTTCTGATCTCATGTATGTTCAGCATCTCTGACTATCCCTCCGTGTCCTTTCTCTTTTGCCCACTTGTCCCACATTTCAGAGTTGATATATTCCGGCACGTCGGAGAAGTGAGGGCTTTCGATTGCCGTGTTGACATATTGCTTGAACCCGGCCTGAGTGCACAGTCGAGCGAACCACTTGTCGCAGTCCTCTCCGTCTTTGTAGATAAACATCTTTTCAATGGGGTAGCCTAGCGCTATGATCGCGTCGAATACCTGGCGCTGAATGGCTATTGCTCCTGTGCCCCCTCGATCGCACTTCAAGACCTCGCCAGGTGTGAACTGCGAGCACATGGCAGGGCTCGATTCCCATCCGTTGATGTAGTCCATCGCCATAGGAACCGGCAGGGTGGGGGCTCGCTTGAAGGTCAGAGCACAGTGTATCGGGAACTGGCCGTCGCCCACCAGATCCTTTACTACAGTGTTGGGGTGCAGGTGATCAATGTCCAGCATTACCAGTGTGTCTTTCGGGTTCTTCGACTTCTTCATAAAGAACTTTATCATCTCCCGCCGAAGCCTGTTGACTTTGAGAGGCGGGGACTCGAGCATCGTCCAGTGCGTCGGTGTCCACCTGGCGATCCGCATACACATCTTCGTCATGTGCCAGTGGTTCGTGGAAGGCAGCCCCATAAACCACCAGATCTGGCGATCCAGGTCGGTGACGGGTTCCTTGTCGCCTTTCTTTGGTGGCTCTACTAAAGGATGAACTCTCTCAGCCTTCATTCGTCCTCGCTCTCGTAGTACCACTCGAAGATTTCGGGGTAGACGCAACGTGCAACCCATCCTCTAAGGCGCATCCACAGACTCATTTCACCCATCATTCGTCCTCGCTTTCGTAGTGGCTGTCTACTATGTCGAGCTCATCCTTAGCCTGCTCTACGCTAGTCACTTCTTGGGGTGTTAGCGGGTCATCGTGCTCGAGCGCCCTGACTAGCTTGCCCCTGGCGCCACGCACGTACGCTATGGCGGTAGGTGACACCTTGGCCGGCTCGTCTACCTCGCCCTCCAAGTACTTCATGGCTTTCTTGATTTGCGTTTTGGTTGGGGGTTTGTCGAGCTTGGTTGTCCACCCCGTCAGCTTGCGGCCTCGGTTGAGCTGTCCGATGGTGGCCTGTGGAGGGACGTCTTCGTAGTGCCCAGCATAAAATTGGGCATTTGATATTGCATTGGAGAGCCACGAGCGATCAATGCCGATCGCCTTAGCTAATGCTGTGACGGTCTGGCTTTGGTTCTCTGGGTCCTGGCCGCCGGCCTTCCTGATCGGGCACAGATGCAGACCTAGCACCCCAAGGCTCATGTGTACGGTGTCAAGGTTTTCTTTCAGGTCTGTCCCTACGGACACCCCTGTATCCCAAGTGTCAATATCGCTAGTCTTTATTGTCACTTCCACTGTTGGTCAGTTCCTCTCCCTGGTACGCCTCGACGGCCGTGCGCAGTCTCTCCACGCTCTCTAGCTCGGGCTCCTGCAACACTATCTCGTCGGGTAGCACTGCTATTCCCGCTTCGTCCAAGGCTTCCAGTAGTTCTAGTGCTGCAAAGTATAGCCTGCTCACCGTCTTGCTTGTTATCGCCATCTCAAGTCTCTCCGCATAATCGATCGCCATTGTACCCTCAGTTCATGTTGAGTGATATACGAAATCGGAAGTCGTGGATGTGACCTGGCCGCCCTGTGTACGAGAAGGCGTGGAGTGCCGGAATGACCACCACTTTCTGTGCCGGAAAACCTAGCTCTCCTATCGAGGGGTCGTAGACCCCCAGCCCAAACCTTTTGGATTGGATGATGGTCCGCTCTGGATTCGGGCAGACCTCGACGGTGTTTTGTTTCAATAGCTCTATGTCTTCTTTAGACCAGGACAAGAGCCACCACCCCGAACACTATGATGAGGGCAATCATCGTGAATATCCAGCGCTCTCGATACCACTTGGCTGCGTAGCGAGCTGTCTGGATCTCTGCATGCTGCTCCACCATCTTCCTGTTGGCTGCACCCAGTAGCTGATTGAGACTGTCCGCTACCCTTATGGTGTGCTTGAGACGCTGGCGCACGCTCATGTGCTTGCGCTTGTTTCCTGTCTTGCGTCCTTGAAGTACTAAGTTGTTTTCCATGCGATCCTCTCAGCCGCACGCCGGAACCGATGGGCCGCTGGGTCGAGGCAGCGGGGTCCCCATAAGCAATCCGGCGTGGGGCTCAGTTGACCGCAAGTTTGCGTGCTTTACCCATCAGCTCTTTGAATGTGCGCTCGCCCAGGTGCTCCTCTGCCCACGCCATAAACTCTATCGGGTTACTGTGGAAGTGTGCATGACAGCCGAAGCAAAGAGCCACCCCGTTGATAGGGTCGTGGCGAGTGCGCTTGAATCGACGGGAGAATATGTGAGCGGCGTGTAACCCTCGGGACTTCTTTGGGTAGACAGTTCCACATCGCTGACACGCCCAATGGTCCCGCTCTTTGATGAGCTTGGCCCACTTACGGTCGGCTGCGGTGGTCTTGATCTTCTTAGGCATCTTTGGTCACTGCTCTGTAGACGCCGACCGTATGGACCGTTTGCCTGACCGTTCTTTGCGCCTTGCCCACAAACTCTATCTTGCCCAGGTCTATCAGACCTCCTACGGCTGTCGATATTGTTGTTTGACTGTGGGCTTGTTTCAGCCTCATAAGCACCAGCTTTATCTCCCTAGACGACATAGGCTCGGGTGACACACTCAGCACGTCTAGTACCTTGTCGGGTACTGTGTACCCCCCTGTTTTTCCTACCCGCTCTGCCATTACCTTCTCGATGGCAGCAAACATGCTCTCTTGGCTCACTCTATTACCTCCCTGTGTCGGGTGTCGATGATCTTGAATTTGGGTCGGAGCTGTGTGTTGCCGTTGGCGTCGATCTCCCAGGCTACCATCCCTACATGTACCTCGTACTTGCTCCGGGTGGCCTGGTGGCCATAGCCGTCCATCCCTGTGTAGCCAGGGGTCAAGATTCCCTGCGTCTTATAGAGTGTGGTGGCCTTTCGATAGTCAGATGTTGCATGAGCCAGGGTGTGGTAGTGCGAGCGCACCACCCAGTCCGGAGGTGTGCGGCCAAGATCGAGCTCACGCTGCTGCATGTCGTTCATGTACCAGCGCAGCCCGTTGCCCTCGAGCCAGCGTCGACCGCCAGGGATAGGGCCGTGATGTGCCATGTCCCATACAGTGCCGTTGATTGTCACGAGCGAGTGGTTGGCTATTTTTATGGGGATCTCGGTCTCGGCCTGCAACCGCTCACGAAGGATTATCGGAGCTGTCATCTCCTCCATCTCGTGGCTGGGTGTGCCGGCGATGAACCCGAAGCTCGCTACGGTGGGCAGCTCGAGCAGCATCTTTAGGAAGTAGTAGGCAATGGTGAATTGATCTGCTTCCCTGGTGCTCACCCACTCTCGCACGTACTTCCGGCCTTGCGTGATGTCACCATTTATCTTTACGTCAATGGGTCGGCCATTGGCTAGTTTGTGCAGCCAGATTAGATGCTCTCGGTAGGTGTCAGCTAGGAAGACCTGCACGGGATTCTGATGCAGCGCCCGCTCTGTGGTGTCTGTGAACACCCCCCAATCGGTCTGAACCAGGCTCTCGTCGACGACCTTCGTACCTGGAACCATCAGTCCCAGCTTGTGTCCACCATGCAAGTCTGAAAATACAGCAAGGATTCTATCTATCAAGGGTCTTTATCTCCACGGATTCAAATACTATCAAGCCGGGGCCGCTGTTGTCCTCGTTGGGGATTGTGCACAGTAGCTCAAATTCCAGTGCCACTGCACCCTCTACTACTAGGGCGTACTTGAGCCCTTCTTCTGAGCTCCAGATCCACGCAACCCGGAAATCATCAAGGTTTTCTTTCTCGCTCATGCCGGGTATCAGGTCCATCTCCAGCGCCACTGACATTGCCGAGTAGAAGTAGAGCTTCTCTTGGGCAGGGCCTAGCTGCAGCGTGGTGTCCACACACCCCACCATCGTATCGGAGGGAGTGTAGATCTGCCGGATGTCTCTCCACTCAGGCTCATGCGTAGGGGTTGCAGGCCCGTACATCTCCCAGAGCCGAGGGCCGACAAGCATGCCAACCATCGACAGCAGGACAACAATGCCGAGGAGCAGCCCGGCCAGGCTGACGATCTCGCTGACCTTGAGTTTAGATTTTCTTGACTCTGACACTGTGGCTCCTTTGTCCCTTGTTGTGGTTTGTCACCCACGATGCCGATTTGTTCTTCTCCACCCAGACGTGGAACCTCTCGTTTGTCGGGTTATTCAAGGTGTGGATTATTGTGTACTGCCCTCGGTGTCTTTTGTTGAACTCGTGGTACTGAGCTTCGTCCCAGAATGATAGCATTACCCGGTCGAGATAGCTACTTTCTGCCAGTTTGTCCACACTCCAGCCGTACCAGCCCTCCCTAGAACGGGACTTCTTCAACGTCCACCACTTCCGGTGCGTCTTCCCATGGCTCAAAACGCTTCTGCGCACCCACCAATTTCATGTAGAACTGGAGCGATCGGTCTGCCTCCCTGGCCTTCTCGACCTTGATCCGACGCTTGTCTTTTGGTGTGTCTTTCCCGCCCACCCCTGTCAACATTAGAATGACGTCAGCATCGTATGCTTTTTGTATACTACCGTATAACTTTTTACTCTTGTTGAGCTGCTCAACTGCAATCACTGCTACCCCCAGCTTTGCCATGTCTGCGAGCCCTTGGGATATTTTGCGCTCCCTCCCTATCTCGCTCTCCGACTGATCTTTCAAGAGACTGGCGTAGTCTACAAGCACCCACCGAATGCCGTGGTCACGCATGAGGCCGGCTACCTCTACCGTTAGCCTGGGCGTGTCCCAGTCAGTCCGGTCGGAGATATATACAGGCGCCTTGGCGATGGTCTCGAGTGCGGCCATAAACCTGTCTTGCTCTCTACCGTCCAGCTTGCCGGTCATCACTCTGCGCTGGCTGACTCGTGCGATTCCACAGGCTGCCCGCCGTATGATGGCCGGCTCCTTCATCTCCATTTGAAACATGGCCCCTGGCACTGGGTCGGACAGCGCCTGCATGGGCCAGAATTCAACTCCTGCCATCTGAAAGCATAGCTGTGTAGTGAGCATTGATTTGCCGGCGCCAGGCATGCCGGCCAGGATCAGGCTCTCGCCAGGGTGCAGCCCACCCAGCTCGATGTCAATCTCGTTGAAGCCGGTCCTAATGCCCCACACGTCCTGCGGTTCCGCTAGTGCCGCCACGGTGCTGTCTACCACATGGCCAACATCCAGAAGTCGGGCGCCCCCGAGATCTCCGTGCGCTATGCCCGACGTCCTCGAGTAGTGCCGCCCCAGCACTGCGTCAAGGGTGTTGTCCTGGGTGTTGTAGATCTCTTTTACAGCAATCTCGCTCGCACGAATGAAACTGCGCCGGGCGGCTAGGTCGCCCAGTCTACTTGTGTAGGTGTCGACGTGCATAAGGGATGGAACGGACGCCGCTGCTTTGGTCAGCGTGGAGTACCAGTCGGCGCTGTGCTCTCCAACAGTGAGCAGGTCGATCGGCTCGCCCCGTAGCTCCAGCTCCTTGACCCGGCGCCAGATGTCACGGTGCAGGCTGTTGTTGAATACCTCGGGACCTGCCGGCGAGACGGTGCCCATCAGGGCAGCACCTATCAGCGCCAGCTCAGCATCGTGGTCAATCAGAGTCGGTTGCAAGCTCTCGTGTCCCGTCTGGATAGACGTTGTATAGCACGCCGTCGATTACTTCTTCATGGGCCGCTCCCGGTCCTGCGTCCAGCCATTCTTGGTTGAAGCGCTCGAGCTGGCCCGTGATGTTCTGGGGGTTCCAGCCAACACCCAGCCAGAAGGTGCAGCACGCCCGCCAGACCTCCAGATCTTCGGGCTTGTCGCCCACTGCCTCTATGATCGTGGGGTAGGTTGGCACCTTCGGGTACGTGTGGAACACGTCCCGGTAGGTCTGGATTGCTGGGTGCTCACTCAGTTTTGGCTTCGACTTCGGCGCCTCCGGGCTGTTCTCCGTCGCCTTCGCTATCGCCTCCAGGCTGTTCTCCGGACTCTCCTGGCTCAACATCAGGATCAGTCCCTCCGTCGCCTTGATCGACTGGCTTATCTTCGTCCTCGCCGCTCTCAGCTTCTTCACTTCCGCTTCCAGTATTGGAATCGCTGTCGTCGCTAGTTGATCCGTAGACTCCGATGTAGTCATTTCCTACCTCCAACATTGCTTCCGATGTCGTAAGTCCCTGACCCCGCCACTTATCGTAGCTCTCTACCACTATGTCCAGCTCCGGCTTAGAAAACTTAGGATCCAGTGGAGTCATTTTCAGCCATGCCCGGATGTCCTGCCTATCTTGGTTTGCGCCTTTTGAGTAATCCGGCTTGGTGTCCACGATCTCTGCTGCTACCAGCGCTTCCCACGCCTCGTTGATCTCTGCTATCTTGAAAGCCTTTTGACCCATGCCCCGGATCCGCTTGCCTTCCTCGCTGTAGACTGGCATGTCTCGGGCCGGCTCACGCTCTGTTGGCAGATCTTCGCGCTCGTCAAGCACACCGTCCAGGGTGGGCTGTCCTGTGGCTGCCTTGGCCTTCTCCTTCGCCTCGCGAGCCGATCGACTTGCTGCGGCCTCGGCTTTGAGTGCGTCGGTCGGGGAGTCGATAACCTCGACTGGCACTGCACCCGTCGCTGTCCTGTAAAGGTCAACCACTGGCTGCATCTCTGTCTTGACGCCGAGCCCCATGCGGGAGAGAGCGAACTTCTCGATAGACTCGGGGGTGTCGCCTTCCTCAATGATAATTTCTTCCTCGATCTCCAGCTCTAGGTGGCTGTAGCCGGGAAAGCCGATACGACGCTGATAGCGCAATCGGATCTTAGATATTAGTGGCATGTGTTCCTCTGGGTTTGTTCTCGGCCTGATTGTTCATGTTGCAACAATGAGAATATACCATACTTAGCGGGTGTGTCAACCCGCAAGTGCAGCGATCGCTACTACCGCACCCGCTAGGGCGCCCAGGCCGATCAGGAGCTTCGCTACACGCCGGAGGGTCTGCGGATATACCTCCAGCACTCCAAGGCGCTCCTCGTGCCCGCCCTCGCCCGAGACTACTTCGTGAACATCCAGCGTCAGACCGAGCAGCACATCTAGCTTCTCGCTGTCGTCGGCCAGATATTTGCCTTCGTAGATAGCTGTCGCCCTTCGCTTCAACGATCCATTCATACGCTGACTTCTTCCTCAATCTCAGTTAGAACGTCACCTGCTACGCCCCAGGCTTCTCTCAACGATACTACAAGATCCTCTAGGGCGCTATCGTCAGGCGGAGGCGGAGGAAGTAGCTTGCCTTGGCGGAAGCTAATGTCAATGTCCCTGCTTGGACAACCATACTCGTTGCCCAAGTTGTCGCCGTCTGCGAAAATTTGCCACTGCTCCCAACGCAGCTCTGACGGAATCGTGTTGCCCGTGCGATCTCGCAACCATCCCTCGGGCACGTTTGGATGTATCACCTGGTTTGCTACCATGTCCTTTGCCGCAGCCACGCCCTTCAAGTACAGATCCTTGCGATATTGCGCTATTACGAGCGCCCAGTCTTTGTGCCAGCCCGGCCTGCGAGAGTAGAAGTCTTGCCAAACATACTTGCCGGTGTACACTTCGCACTCCCCAAAAGTGTCTTTCATGGAGTACATAAAATCTAGTGTCCTGGCTATTGCTACGCTCAGCGGTAGGTCGTGTTTGCGCTCTATGTCAGCCCAGGCCGGGTCGTCTACTCTGCCGTCGAACACGCCCCCGCTCGGCCAAGTGCTCATCACGAGCTGCTGTGGTCCTATGTCGAAACGGATATAAGGCACGGAATAAACTGTGCGTCTGAGTCCGGCATCTCCAGCTCCTTGCCAGTTCATCTCGAAGGCCGGATCATGGAAACGTCCAATAGACTTCCGAACGCAAACACCGTCAACACCCTGATCGACCATGCGCTGAAAGTCTATCGGCCTGATCGTGTCGTCGGCTGGCCGAGAGTTGTTGAAGCGACTAATATCTGTGCGAGTACTAAGCTCCAACATGCTTCCAATTCCTTCCGCTTCTTATGGCGTCTATCGTGCCCCTTGCTACCCCGAACTCGTCTGCGGCTCGACCCAGCACTCCCGTGTATGGCCTTGTGACCTTGATCTCTTTGATATATCGAACTTGCTCCTCCGTCAATTTGGACATTCCGTGGTTCTCGCCAACCATATGGCCGGAGGCGTGCCGACCCTTAGCCAAACAATCTCTCATGTTGTCGGACTGAGTCCCCAAAAATAGATGGTCGGGGTTATGACAGGGAGGGTTGTCGCAATGGTGTAGCACTTGCAGGCCGCTAGGGATTGGTCCGTTGGCTTCTTGCCAGGCCAGCCGATGAACGGAATGCAACACTCCATCAATTCGTCTTGCCCCGTATCCGTCCCCCTGCGTGGCACCCTCCCACTCAATGCAGTCAAGCATTGGCACTAGCCTCCGCAAAGATCAGACGGCCGGACGCCTTCACTTTTACCTGCTTGAAGTACACCAGGAGATCGTCCCTGAAATCATCCGGCGTCCACCTCCACTTGTGCAGCTCAACGCCGGGATCGTTGTGAGGCACGCTTAGGTGGGCTGTGCCACCCGGTCTAAGCGTGGCTGCCATGTTGCGGATGGCAGCCTCGGGATCTGTCGTGTGCTCCAGCACCTCGAAGCACAGAACGGTGTCGTACATATCCGGAGCGTCCCAGAGGCAGATGTCCCCATAGAGCCAGTGCACACTGGGTATGGGCCACGCCAGCTTAGCAAACGCCACCGCCGCAATGCCGACCTCGATGGCGTCAACATAGTTTGCTTTGTGTGCATACTGCACCACCTGAGCTCCGGTCCCGAAACCGACCTCGAGCACTGAGCCGACAATCTTGTCCTTCTCAGCCAAGGCCCGATACAGGTTTATCTGGGGGCACAACAGTGTGGTGAGGTATTTCCAGGGCTCCTTCTGTGGATCCTCGATGCTTTGACGTTTGAGTAGCACGCTGGTTGGTTCTTCCTGTTCCATTAGGCCACCTCCAGTAGCTCTGAGCTGTATCCTTTGTTTGACACTATGGGTTTCCCAAGACGGCTACCAGTGTGCGAACTGTCTGTTGTATGGTTCTCACAGAGTAATCCCAGATCTCGATTGGATTTGCCAAGTTAGGTATCCTGCTCAGCCGGCTAATCTGATAAAAGTCCTTCGCTCGCCTGTCCCTGATTGTATGCCAATAACGGCTTTGCATCAAGAGCGGCGTGGCAGATCCCGGCGTCAGGACCAAAAAATCGACAATGATTCCGCCTGCCGTCGACCGACCACCATAGTAAGCCTTTTGATAAACGAACCTCCAGCCCAAGATCTCCAACCCGACAGCAATGCGAGCTTCTTCCACTGAGTTGACGGGTTTTCCTTGTATGACGGTCGGCAGTCGCTCCTCTAACTTGTCGTCTTTTAGTTTTCTTTGTCGCTCTTGCTTAGCGGACTTCGCCGCTTTGGCGACCGGAAACTGATACATCAGATCAACCCGAGGTCAGGCAGAATCACCTGAATGATGGGGAGCGTTCCTAGCAAGCGCTCTATAACTACCCCTTCCTCGGTCGTGACTGAATCCGTCGACTCCGCCAGCGGCCCCACCTCTGCTGGTGAGACAATCACCTTTGCCCCGTCCAGCGTAGGCGATATACACTCGAGAGTGAAGACCTCCCCTCTCTCTGCATATTCCTGCAGCTTGCCGGCCTGTTCCCAGGCCGTTTCGTCTGTGTATGGGTTGTTGTTTAGATCAAGCTGTTTGTCCTCAAACAACACCGTGCCCCGAAAGGAGTATTTATTCGGCAGGCCGAGGAGAGATTCGATCAGGGTAGCACGCACTACGGGTGTCACTGTGTCAAGGATGCTGTTGAGCTTGAGCCTTGTTCTGAGGTATCTGCCTCGCACCGGCACTACTGCGTCGTTGTCGTAATTGGTCAGATAAACCTCATGTGATGGTGAGATGTTGATTCGCCCGCCGTACACGGCAGTTAGCGACCCGGCCCCATTGTCTGCGTCCACCTCATATTCTGGGTCAATCCAAACTGTTCCGTCCGGCCCCCCTGGATCTGCCACTGCGGGTTGCAAGCCGTCGGACACTACCTTGAGTGATGAATACACCTTGAGTCTGTCGTCAAGATTGGCATAGATACGGCTGCTTTCAACGTAGCCCTCCGCCGCATACTGATAATTGGAGTCGGTCAATGGGTTGGCACCCTGGTTGGGCAGGTCAACCCACATAAGATCGGTGCCCTCCTGAAACCAGAGCCTGCTATTCACTCCGACGAAACTAAGCTCGGCCGGCATACGCTGCACGATCATGTCTGTTATGCGCCGCCACGGCCCGCTCTCATAGATTGGGTCGTGGCTGTCGAGCCCCGTCAGCCGTGTAATAGTTGAGAAGGTACCCGTTGAGGGCGGTGGAGATGTCGCCACAAATAGTTGCCCAGGATAAGATGCTAGCGCCTCGATCTCTCCCCTCCTCCAAAGAGGCAGTCCCTTGTCCTTTGTGGGCCCTACGTCAATCAACTGATTTCCGCTCAGCTTTTCAAGCAGGCCCCCTGCCAGCGTCAGAAATAGCGACGCATTCCATACCGCAACCGCCTTGCCTGTTCGTTCTGATGCAAACGCCTTGAGCTCTGGTAGGAGGATCGAAGCCCAGAGACCAGGTATTTCTCCGCTTTCTCTTGCGAACAACTCTCCCCTGCTGGTGGCCCACGCAACTCTCGCATCAGTACGGGGGTCCACATACTCTATGCCACTCACTAGGCTTGACGGCTCGCTGTCTCCCATCCACTCGTCGCCGCCCCACCCTAGCTGCTCAGTCCAGGTTCCCGGCTTCCTGGTCTCGGACACCAGCCCCGTGCTACCGCTGGCATTGTTGTCCTCCAGCTTTACCAAGATGGGCCCCTTAGTGTCGTCCTGCACATTTATCATCAGCTTGCAGCGGTAGTTACCGGCGGCGCCCGTTGCATCGTTGATGCTCTTATCCTGTGTAGTGAATGTACCGGCGTTGTTGTATTGCCGGAACATCCAGATGGGTCCGGCGCTGTGCCCTTGAGGAATGTAGGCTATCACCTGATCGTCTTGCGGCGGGCTACCACCTACCCCTATTGCTGGCCTTCCAGTCGGTGGGTGAGGGATCGACGTTGCGATCGGGAAGAAAACGTCAGCCCCCAGTACCACATACTCGGTGTCGATCGTGTGAGGAACTAACCAGTTGCCATCACACGTCAGCTCGCCACTGACGCTAGCTGTCACTCGACGAAAAGGAGTTTCTTCGTCGCTACCAGGCCCTGCGAACACCCAGACCACACACCCTACTACCGCATCGCCTGCCCACCCTGTTTGAGTAGCGTCTAGCAGCTTGCCTAGTTGAGCGTCGTTGGCATCGCAGACTCCTCGCCATCCATTCATCAAGAGCGTCGGCGCACCCGTTGTGGGTCGGCTTATCCAATAGAGCTGCTCACGGTAGAAGAAGTACCAACCCGTATAGTCTAAGTCTTCCTGCACAATGCGAAACATGAGCTGGTGGTCACTGTCGGGGTAGGCGCCCCAGTTTGTCCCTAGATCGGACGATATTACAGACGTGCCGGCGTCGGGATCCTGCCAAAAACCCAGCTCAATATGGTTGTCTGCGCTTGCATTTGAGTTAGGGTACAGAGTCAGCCAGTAATTTGTAGTAGCGGCAAGGTTGGGTAGGCCGTCTTCTAAAACATCCATCCAACGCATGATCTCGTCTGGGTAAATGGTGAATTTGCTGGCTCCCGAGTCCACCAGTGTTCCAGGTTCGGACCCGCCTGCATCATCGTCTCGGATCTCCCAATGGATGATGTGCGCAGCGTCTATGTCTTCGTCGGGCCCGGTGTTGCTACCAATCGCCTTGCCAAACAAAAAGAAAGAGTCGGGGCTGACTGCATCCTCTGTGGTGAACAGAGTGGAGATTGCATTAGGATCGTCGCCCTGGGTCCACTTCATGCGCCCTATCCGACCGGCGTAGGATTGGTATCGGCCTGGCGCTGGCTGAGAAATCACCATCGGTTGATAGCCTGTCGTAAAGTGCTCACGTGGGCCCAAGACCATCTTGCCGTTGACGTTCTGCACTCTACAGCCTGTGTGGTACTTGGTTCGATTGTCCTCGAACCGCTCTTGTCCTAGCCCGCCCGTGTAACTCTGCTGGGCAGACACAACGAATGGAAGCTCGGCGTCCGAGTATTGGCTATCGCCAGTGGACGTTTTGACCGGGGTGGTTTGAAGGTTAGCCCTTGCAATAGATGTCGCTGTGCGCTCGCCGATTGAGTTGCACAGAATGAAGCCCATTTTACTGCCATCCTCGGCCACGAGGGCAATATGGTGCGATGGGTTTGCTACGTCTGGACCGACATCGATTGAGTAGGCGGGCATGGCTACACCTGCAGGTCGGGATTGATGGCGGCGCCACCCCTAGAGCCCACGCCCATAAATAGCTGGGGCTCGGGCAGCGGTTGGTTCCCATGGGCCGGATACCTGCCGGCCGTCTTAGATGCTCGGTTGTATAGATTCTGCGTTTGCTCGTCCAGCTTCTCGGAGTCTCGAGGCCCAATCAAGTGCATGTATGCCTCGGCAACGGCCTCCCACTTCAAGCGAAGGGGGCTGACCTCTCGCCGGATCTCGCTAGCGTCACCCGTCAATGCGGGGTGAGGGATATTCCATCCGATACGAATGTTCTCGGTCCCGTCATAGATGGGGGGGTCGGTCAAGAACCTCAGCGTGTTACCAAATTGCGTCCAGCCGTAGTGCATCATCCAGGCCGGGTTGTCCGCTGTGCTGGGGTCTGAATAGGCCGATATCTCGACCGACATAATGCGATTGGCATTAGGCAATAGGGTGGCGATGTCGTAATCTTCTTGGAGGCCGGTAGAGCTGAACTCGTCGTACTCTGCAAACTCTCCGATGTTCTGGAGCGCCCGGTTGACCGCATCTCTTAGCGTCGATCGGTTGTGGACTTTTCCAAAAATCGTGTATGCCTGGACTCCAGTCATCGCAGCGATTAGCGGGGTGAACGTGACTATCCCTGCCGCACTCAGAGTCGAGATGATCCGAGACACATGAGGGTCCTCGTCATGCAGCCAGATCGTACCGCCGTCCACCGCACCTTCTATCAGTGGAATTGTGGCATCTGTAACCTGAATGCAGCCCGCCCTTGTATAGCTCTCTGGCTACATCTCGAGTCAGTTCCCAAAAATCTTGCATGCTTTACCTCTAGCTACTCGGATACTGCGAAGCTGTCTGCTGCGTCAGTTGTAGGCTCCGATAAAGCGGGACGGTGCCCAGTCTCGTCGGGCTCGTCTTTAGGTTTGACCTCTGCGGGCTCGCCGAAGTACCCTCGATCGGCTACGAAGAAGCCCAGTACCCCGTCATGGGATCGGAACTTCCCGCCGGCCGCCTTGGGCCTGATCGCTAATAGATCCTCGCCCACCATGTCTCCGGTGACAGGATCGTCCTGCCGGAAGCGCATCTTATACAGCTCGCTTACCGGGTAGACTTCCCCGTCAAAGTCTTCTTTCATCTCGTGAGTGAATGGGGGTCCTTGCTCGGGCCTGCCGTTGGGGGCGTTGACCACCATCCGTCTTACGTCGGCCTCCACGATGTAGCCGCTCTTGCCTGAGCCCTGCACGTTGTCCAGATCTACGCCTAGCTCCTTGGCTAGCTTCCGTGCTCCAGGTGTCGCTTGTGGCATTTTACTGCTCCTTTGAAGGTGCCTACTCGTTCCTGTATTCTACGACAGAATCGAAAGAGCCGCTACCATCCTTTGCGTCGTCTGGAGCGGCCCTTGATATTCAATTGGTTGGCTGCTTGACTAGGTGCCAGGACTTGCGTACTCGCCACCATCAGTCGGACCTAAACTCGCCACCATATTGTCGGAGCCGTTGATTGTGCTTTGGCCGAAGCTGTATCGCACATAACGGTACGGGGCTAGGACTGAGATGCTCTGGCGGACGACCACTGGAGGGTCAGCGTTGACCACGACCGGGAAGCGATGTTCTACCTCTTCGGCTCCAGTGCCATCTTCTGAGAACTGCAGTCTCATATCCACGATACCGCTTACGTCGGTTCCGACGCTGTGAATGGTAAAGTTCCAGATCAGCGGACGAACTACCTGTCCAGTCCCAGGCGTAGCGTCTTCATACGCATCGAACTGTGGGCCTATGTCTGCGTTCACTTCCCATAGATCCAGGTACGCACCTGTGACCTCGCCACCAGAGGTGACGAGAGCCGCATTGTCTAGCAGCATGAGATTAGTGTCATACATTTTGTCCCATCCTCACTAGGCTGCCACAATTCCAACAGCTCGAGCCAGTGCCCGAGGGTTCTCGTGCATGATCCCCATGGGCCAGTCGATTACGGTGCGGTAGGTCACCCCGTCCTGCAGCAGGCCGATTGGATTCACATCCATCGGATAGAGCTGCAGTCCATTGAGGTACATTCCACCTGTGCGCATTGCATAGATGGATGTAGCGTCTCCGCTCGTGAAGTCGGAGCCTGCATCATGCTCCAAATTCCCGATGATCTGAGTTACTTGGTCCGCCATCACGCCGAGATCGATGATCGCCGGTCCCGAAGGGCCGTAACGAGTGATCTGCAAGCCGAAGGAATTTTCATCCTGGCTCCACAACCCGTTCTGCCGTAATGCAGAGTTGAGTCGCAGGAACAGTTGCTCGTTTAGAACGAACATCGCAGGTGCATGTCCATCAACAACATGCGCCAGCTCGTCGAGAAGGTCGAGCACGGTGTCGAAGTTGGCCGCTAGGCCAGCTCCCGCATTAGGAGAGATGTCTACCCCTGATCCACTAACAGTCTGTCGAGATGACAGGTAATTCACGAGGCGATACCAAATGCCCGTAAATCCATCTGGATCCACGATAGGACTGCCGTTGATGAAGTAGTCATTGAACTCGTAGGAGATCGCCGTAACGAACGCCTCAGTGTGCTTCCCCATCTGGGATGGATCAGCCTTGACTAAGAGCTTGTCGACGTCGATGTCGCCACCGAGATCGAACACCCTCTCCGTGATGGGTTCGAAGGAAGCCTTGGATGAGCTCCAGCCTTCACCGATCTTACGGAATCCCACTGCTGGGAGACCTGCCGATCGAATGACGGTCTTTTGCAATCCGCCAGCCGCCTCGAAGCCCAAGCTGTCGAGGATGAATGACTCTCTGCGGAAGACGTCAATGACGCCCCGCTCGATATTGGTGGGAGCAAGCTGAGCATAGTCAGCAAGTGTTAGTGTCGAAGGCATTTGCCTTCCTCCCGGTCAGTTCTATTCCCCGGATGGGAACTTGTCTGACTCTTCGTACCCGGTCTGTAGGAAGTCCAGGCTGCCGGTCCGTGCTCCGCTCGGGGTCTTCTCCGGCAGAACAGTGTTGGCCTTCCTGCCCTTACCTCTCGGGTTCACCCGAGGACCAGTTTCGGTTTCGCCGTTGCCGGTAGCGTCTGGGTTAGCGAGCCTCTGGATCTTGGCGTCGATGGCATCTTGCATACTGTCCATGAACACCTTGGGATCCTTGGTCTCTTGGTCAATCTTCTCGAGCTCGATATCGGTGGGTAAAATCACCACACCCTGCTCTTGCATCATGGCCATTGCCAGTTTGCCCATTTGCGTCTGTTCACCTGCAGGAGCGGTCTCGGCGGGTTTCTGTCCTGGCTGGACAGGCTTACCGTCGGGGCCTTCCTCCTCAGCAGCCGTCAGAGCCCGCACTGCTTCGTCTTGCTTTAGCTGCTCCGCCTGAGCCGGCGTGACCTCGATACCCATAGCCTCCATGGCTTTGATCTGTCGGTCCACCTGCTCTCGTGCTGCCTTCAGGTTTCCAGATTGTCGGTCTAACAGTGATTGAACACCCTGGTATTGCGTGGCTAAGCCTTCTTTGAACT